TGTGTTCCTTGATCTGATGGTAAACCACTGATAACGTCTGACAGGAATCCAAACAGAGATAAAGGTCTATCTTGAGCTGACATAATATTTTGGAATTCAATGTTAGCTGCATCTTGCGCTGCTTTTTGTTCTAACGAACCTGCACCAAGCAAAGCTGAAATATCTGATAATCCTAATTTATTTGCTAAACTTACTAAACCACCACCAACTTGACCAGCTGCAAGCAATGATTTAGCTTGGTCTGATTGTGCTTTAGAGTCTGCAGATGTAAAATACGGAGCTAATTGAGCACCTTTAAGTTTTTCACTTTCTTCTTGACCAAAAGTTCCAAGAGCTGCTTTTAAAGCTCTATCAAAAGTATCAGCACGTGTTTTACCAATAGCAGATAATCTTGCATCTTCTATTAGGGCCTTTGAAACAGCCTCTCGATCGCCACCAAAAGCTCCAACTTTAGTTGCTGCATCGTCTACTTTTTTTGCTGAAAGTGCAGCTTGTTTATTAATTTCATCTATTACAAATTTATCATATTGATCCATGAAAGGATCAATATCTTTTGATGGATCAAATCTTGTTTTTATTGCATCATCTATTAGTGCTTGACCTTTAGTTGTAAAGTCTGGTCTAGCTTGTTCCGCAACAGCGGTGCCTTTTTGAATAGCATCAAGAGCTGCTGTTAAATTAGGATCAAATTTGCCTATGCCTTGTTTTAACTGATTTATCGCGTCGATTTGTGTTTGCGATAATCCTACAATGTCTCTTTCAGGCAATCCTACATTTGCTTGTTTAACAATAAAATCCTCTATTGCTGCAATTAAATCAGCTTGAGCTTTTTCTATAAAGGCTGGTTTTCTATACGTTACTACTTGTTCTGTTGACATTATATTTGACTCGCTATCATATTTGCTTGGTCTAGATCTCTCACCATTTTACCTAGACCTGCTTTTAAAAATTCTGTGCCGGCACCCTCTTGCATACCCATCTTTTTTAACCCATTAACTTCATCTGTACCAATACCATCTGCAATATTATATCCTATTATCTCAGCAGAATCTTTTCTAAATACTGCGCCTTCATCTTCCATTTGTTTTTGTGTTTTCATTCTCATTTTTTTACGTATTTTATCTGCTTCTTCAACACCAAACATTTTTGTAAATCCACTTGGATCAGACATAAAAAACTTCATCATGGCGTCATCCATAGGATTCATACCAAATTCTTGCATAATAAATCTTCTTTTCATCTCTTCTTCATCTATTGTAGGTGGTATAGATGGAGGAATTTTTGGTTTCATGTCACCTAATGGTCTATCTTCAGCTTTTATTTTAAATTCACCCATTGGTCGTTTGATCATTTTTTCTAACATCTCTCCAATAGATCCCGTGCCCGTGCCATCCTGTGCTGTCATAGGTAATCTTTGTTTTGGCATACCCATATTTAATTTAGACATGATTGCCATAATTTCTTCTATGGATTTGCCTTGTGCCATCATTTTCTTAATAATTTCTTGTAAATTCATACCTGGCCCTGCCATTGCTGTTTGTTTACCATCTTGAGCCACTAGAGGAGCATAATTCACGCTACCATCTTCTGCGCCTGCAAAATCATATCCCATTTCCTTTGCCATAGGTTTAGTCTCAGCTCTTAAATTATCCATCATCTTTTGACCTTTTTCTGTGTCTCCGCCACCTAATGCAAATAAAGTGTATTCGGGTATTACGTGTTCATTATTACTTACTAATATTTCTTGAGTTTGTCCTGTATTAGGATCTACAATTTCACCATCTAATAAATCTTGTCTTCCTGATCCCATGCCTACTAATCTGCCTCCTGTAGGGTTTATTCTATCTCCACCTACTACATTAGGATCAGCAAATGCACCGATACCTCCACCCATTGCAAAATTACCTTTACCTGCTTTATCTGAAACAAAAGTATCTGGTTTTGGTTTACCTTTTTTAATTTGTTCTTCTATTAATCTTTTCATGTACGCTTCGTATTCCTCAGAACCTTCAAGTTGAGCCATTCTATTTGCTGATTCAATTCTTTCTTCTGTTGTTGGCATTCTAGATAATTGTGTTGGAGTCATGCCCATGACGGTGCCTTTACCCTCATCAAATGTCATTCTATTGCCATCGCTATTTAACAATCCTACTTTCCTTAAAAATTCATAAATGTCTCCAGGATTGTTGCCAATTATATCTGCTTGTTGTGCATCTTCTAAAAATTTATCTGACACACCTGAAGTAATTAATTTGTTGTCTGCAGGATTATATGTAAAATCTTCTATTAAATTACTTGGGGCTTGATCACTATCAAAAGCACCTACACCATACAAAAATCCTGTGCCTCCTAAAACTCCTGGTAAATTTCTTAATGGATTGTTTTCACCTAAACTTTCAAATATTGCTGCCTTTTTAAATCTTTCGCCTGCAGCTTTTCTTATAGCTTCGTCAGTAAGCACATCTTTTAAAGTGTTTTTACCAAAAGTTTGACCTCCAAAATATCCACCAATACCTCCGGCTAATGCTTCTTTACCCCCTTTGCCCGCGAGCAACGGTACACCAGCACCTATCAATGTTGAATATAATGGACCTAAACCAAAGGCTGAAGCTGCTATACCTGCGAAAGGGCTTAAATCAGCCGCTACATCTTTAATTTTTTTAAAAAACTTACCTAGCATAATCTCCTATTGCAATTTATGTGATTGTTTAAGCAAGCTGGCAGGGCTTGTGAAATAAGCCAATTAATTGTACAATTATAGGCAAATTATTGTTATATGACAATAGATAAATATAAACTTGAAAAGGAATTAAAATGGCAGAGCAAACGAAACGTGAATTCCAAGCGTTTAGGCCTTTTGGTCCTACTATTTTTGCAGGATCATTACCAGAATCATTAATTAAATTGTTAGATGATAAAGCTACAGAAATTATGAGTAGTGAAAAAATGTCTAAAGATTGGGATCATTCTATGCATTTAGCGGGTAATGTTAAACAAGAGGTGAGGTATCCTCCAGCGTGGATGATATCAACCGAATTCGCACCTATGAGCAATTCTTTACAAATGATTATTCATAAATATTTAGAACATCCACCAATGATAAACACTATATCTCCGGACAAAGTTGATAAAATATTAATAACAAGCATGTGGGTTGTATCACAGTGGGCAGGTGATTTTAATCCATCACATGTGCATGATGGTGACTTGTCTGGCGTGATATATCTAAGAATACCTCCAAGTCTAAAAGAGGAGTATGAAAGAGAAGATCACTTTCCATGTGTTGGGGATATTCAATGGCAATGCGGACAAGCTGCAACTTTTAACGGTCATACATTTCAAGCAACACCAAAAGTAGGAGACATATACTTATTTCCCTCTTGGTTATCTCACATGGTTTACCCATTTAGAACACAAAATGAGGAAAGAAGATCTGTGTCTTTTAATGTTACCGTTAAGAGAAAAAAAGAGAAGGATGAGCAAGAATCTTAATACACCTTTCCCCATGGTAAGAATTACGTGGCATGATGCAAAAGATTCAGAAACAGGTTGGCTACATATCAAAGATATTATCTCCTCTCCCTTAGCTGTGTGTCAAGAAGTTGGATACATGGTTGTCAATAATGATGACAAAATAGTGATTATGAGATCATGGTGTGTAGATAAGGATGATAATCATGGAGGAGGTGCCATATCAATACCTCGTGGTTGGGTTAGAAAGATAGAATACTTAACAGTAGAATATGCAACACAATAGCAATACAGAATTTGTTATGTATGTTGATAATTTTTTATCAATTGAAACATTAGAGTCACTACAAGAAACTTTTTTAAATATTAATTACAACGAGGTAAAGAATCCAGAGGGTCAAATTTATGGTCATAGACATACTTTTCCTCACAGTTTTCACACAGATCCTTTATTAAAATTAATTAAAGATTATTTTTTCCCTTACAGAAATTTAGAACCTATTTCTGTTAGCGCTCACAAAAGACAAAATAACAAAGAGCCATTATTTCATGTGGACGTTGAAAAAGACAATGTTGCTAATTTTCTTTTATTCGTAAAAGGAGAACCTTTATTAAATAATGGCACAGGTTTTATGACAGGACAGTCACTATCATCACACATAGGTTTTGTAGAAAATAGAGCTTTATTTTTTAATGGAAGTAAAATACCACATTCAGACTTACAATCTTTTGGAGACAGCTCAGAAAGATATACACTTAATATTTTTTATAAAGAGAATAAAAGTGATAATAAATAAAAAAAGTATATTTGCAGCAACATTACAAATATTTCAATTTACTAATGAAGAAATAAAACCTTTAATAGATGAAGTAAACAGTAAAAAAAATTTAATTACAAAAACAAAAAGCTCTCATAACTATTTTACTGATTTTAGAAATCCAATACAACTCTATGAATATGAAAAATTAATTAATGAAGTAGCAAATAAATATTCTGATGAAGGTCTTTCATTAAACCTCTTAAATTACTGGACAGCTGTTTACGGCAACAATTCTATACACGGTGCTCATCAACATGACTCAATGGGTGTAAACTTTTCTACTGTGCTTTATTTAACAAATGGTGGTGCTACAACATTTTTATCACCACATAATGCAACAAACCAAAGAGTATACGATGAAGAATCAGTAATAGGTAAATTAATTATTTTTCCTTCTACATTGTGGCATCACGCTTCATACAGTGAAAATCAAGAAAGAATAATTATTTCATCTAATATACAAATTATTAGTCATAAAAATGGTTAAAATATTTATTGGCACTCCTTGTTATGGCGGATTAATTACAACAGAGTATTTTAAGAGCTGTATGCAACTTGTGGCCCTTGCAGCCTCTAACAAAATAGAATTACAGTTTGGAACTATTGGTAATGAATCACTTATAACCAGAGCTAGAAATACTCTTGTTCAATTATTCATGGATGGTGACTACACACATCTTTTATTTATTGACGCTGATTTAGCATTTAATCCAGAATCAGTAATAAGAATGCTAGATTATGATAAAGATGTTGTTACTGGTATTTATCCAAGAAAAACTATAGATTGGATTAAAGTTAAAAAAAGACTGAAGGATAAACCAGATATCTCAGAAGATGAGTTATTAGCTACCTCATTACAGTATAATTTAAATGTTAAAGATCCTAGTAACATATTACTTGAAAAAGGATTTATAGAAGTATTAGACGGGCCTACCGGATTTATGATGATAAAAAGGGAGGTATTTAAACGAATGGCTAATATTTATCCAGACTTAAAATTTAAACCAGATCAACATATTAATCAATCCCATGAAAAAGAGTTTGAATACCATAAAACATCTGATTGGAACTATGCTTTTTTCGACACCATGATTGAGCCAGAAACGCGAAGATATTTGTCAGAAGATTACGCTTTTTGTCGTTTATGGCAAAATATGGGTGGAAAAATATATGCAGATATTCTATCTGGTATGACACATTACGGTAATTATGCATTCAAAGGCAATGTTGGAACTCAATTCTTGCCACAAAACAATAAGTAATTTATTATAAAATTATGCAATTAGTAGACCTGAAATTTCGCCCTGGTATAGATAAGCAAGATACTGCTTATTCCGCTGGAGATGACAGAAAATATATTGATTCTGATTTCGTTAGATTTCATTATGGAAAACCAGAAAGATGGGGTGGATGGACAAACTTACCTAATCCTAACAAAACAATTGTAGGAGTGGTAAGAGATACTCACTCATGGGTAGGATTAGATGGTTTAAGATATCTGGCTCTAGGCACAAATAGAAAACTATATATTTACAATGAGGGAGCTGTGTACGACATAACGCCTTTGCGTGAGACGCAAGCTTTAACTAATCCTTTTACAACAAATGGCACCACTACAGTATCTGTAGCAGATACCAGTCATAACGCAATACAAGGAGATTTTGTGACTTTTGATTCTTTTTCGTCAATTGACGGTTTAGATATGAATCAAGAATTTGAAATTACATCCATAACTGATGCAAATAATTATACAGTAACTCATACTAGCACAGCATCTGGATCAACATCAGGAGGTGGTGGTTCAGGTAATGCAAAATATCAAATAAATATTGGTCCAGCTACTTCTACATATGGTTTAGGTTGGGGCACGGATACCTGGAGTAGCGGCACATGGGGATCGGCTAGCTCTGCATCTGATGTAGTACTTGTCGGTAGAAATTGGTCATTAGATAATTTTGGTGAAGATTTAATAGCAACTGTTTTAGACGGCGGGACATTTGTTTGGGATACATCTGGAGGAACAGGATCAAGAGCAACAGCTCTGTCTAATGCTCCAACTGCATCTAGATTTAGTCTTGTTTCAACTGACACAAGACATTTGTTAATATTTGGAACTGAAACCACCATTGGTAGCACAGGCACTCAAGACGATTTATTTTTTAGATTCTCAGATAGAGAAGATGCAACAGACTATACGCCAGTCGCCACTAATGAAGCTGGGTCTTTACGTATATCAGATGGATCAAAAATTGTAGGCGCTGTTAAATCAGCAGGACAAATACTTGTTTGGACGGATACGTCGTTACACGGCGTGCAATTTGTCGGAACTCCATTTACTTTTGGTTTAAGACAACTTGGCGCTAACGCTGGTCTCATAGCTCAACATGCAGCCATAGAGGTCAACGGAGTAGCTTATTGGATGTCTGACGACGCATTTTATCTTTACGATGGTGTTGTCAAAAAAATGCCTTGTTCAGTGCAAGATTTTGTTTTTGATGATATTAGTTATACAAACAAAAATGACATAGCTGTAGGATTAAACACAGCGTATAATGAAATAATTTGGTACTATCCTTCAGCAAATGCCACACAAATAGATAGAGCAGTCGCGTATAATTATTTGGAAGGAACTTGGTATACAGTAAATTTAGGAAGAACTACTTGGCTTGGTGCTTACGTATATGAAAAACCAATAGCAACTGAGTATGATGCCAGTGCTACAGCTAATATATCCACTATACTAGGACTAACAGCTGGTGCGTCTTTTATTTATGAACATGAGTCTGGTAATAATCAGGCAGACGGCACGGCAATAACAGCATTCTTAGAAACAGGTTCTGTGGAAATAGCAGATGGCGATCAATTAATGTCTATAAGTAAATTAGTACCAGATTTTGACAACTTAACTAACACTATGACTGCTAGACTAACATTAGAACAATATCCTCAATCCTCTTCTAACGTTACATCAAATGCAAGTATCACTAGCACTACAGAAAAGGTAAGTGTTAGAGGAAGAGGTAGAGCAGTAAAAATAAGATATACAACAAATACAGTCAACGATACTCCCTGGAGACTTGGTTCACAAAAATTAGAAATAAGACCAGATGGTAGAAGATGATTCATATTAAAGATAATTCTTTAACTGACAGTGACATCGAAAAATTAAAAAAAATTTACATAAATCAAAACTGGGAAGTTTTTGATCAAACTAATTTAACGGTAATTCCTCCCACAAATGAAATTGTGCAAAAAATAAAAAACTCAATAAATTCTGACATTAACAATCAATTTACAGGATTTAACGAAGTTGATTATTCACAAGTGATCATTTATCCGCAAGGTAGTTCTAAAAATTTTCATCTTGATACTGCGTCAGAAAAAACAACAGGTACTTCAGTTACTTTTTTAAATGATGATTTTATTGGAGGAGAAGCTGTTATAGAGGGAGTGCAAATAGCTCCAATAAAAGGTAGAACTTATTACATGGATGGAAAAGTATATAAACATGCTGTTTTAAATGTTATAAAAGGAGCAAGATTTACTTTAACCAGTTGGTATAAAAGAGGTTAATAATGGCTAAAATTACAATAACTAGATTACCTAATGCAACACCAGAGTATGATGCTGGTCAGTTTGACCAAATGATCCGATTACTTGATCAAATTATACTTTTGTTGAATACTAACTATCAACAAGATTTAAAAGAAGAAGCAGAATCGGAGGGTTTTTTCCTTGGCTAATACATTCAGAGGACCTATGTTGGATGTCACTTCGACAGACCTGACAACTTTAATAACTGTCCCAACAGCTAATCCTGGTGCAACGCCACCTGTTCCGCCAACTACTATAATAATTAAATCTTTAATTGTTTGTAATGACTCTGGTAGTGCTACGCTTCTTGATGTTCAAACTCTTAGAAGTTCTGCAACATTTAAACAATTTCACCAAAAAAATATAGCTGCAGGAGCAACGGTGGATTTACTAAATCAACACGATGGAATTACAGGAGGCATGATTGTTCTACAGGAATCTGATGTGTTGAAAGTGCAAGCCAATGCAGCTAATCAAGTTCACATAACTGTAGCTGATATGGAGGTTACAAAAGGTCAACTTTAGAAAGGGAAAAAGAATGAAATTGCAAGGTATGTTTATTACTCCTGTGTTTACCACAGAGTTAGAAAACAATTATAATTTAGAACAAAAACTTTATAATTTACAAAAACAAGATAAAGTTGGGTCACCAAAATCAAATATAAAAGGGTGGCACAGCAAAGAAGATTTGTATCTGCATGAAGGCTTTAAAGAAGTAACACAAGATATAATGTTTCAGGCACAGGAATGTTTTAATGCATTAAGTGTTGATAGAAAATATGGTCCTGAAATGACTGGATTGTGGGGTATGATAAACCCGCCAGGTGCTAGAAACACAGTTCACACGCATCCACTAAATTTTTTATCTGGAGTATATTATGTAAAAGTGCCAAAAAATAGTGGCAATCTTGTTTTTATTGAACCTAGACCGCAGGCTGAAGTTCTTGATCCGCCTAAAAATCAAGATTTATCAGTTCATTTTGCGCACAGTGTGCAGTGGGAAGCAAAAGAGAATAACTTGATTTTTTTTCCTTCATGGTTACAACATGAGGTGCAACAAAATAATTCTAATCAAGATAGGATTATTTTAAGTTTTAATTTAAGATGGAGAGAATAAAATGCCAATAATTAAAAACGCAGAACAAATTGGAACAGTTACGTTAGAAGATGGTAGAGTGGTTCCAAAGTATAATGTTAAAACTGAAACTACTATTACAAACATTGATACAGGTAAGGAATATGAATCCGAAGAGGCTATGCAAGCCGATATAGATGATCCAAACACTTCTACAACTGCAGAAAAAATTAAACGTGATGTAAAAGTATTTGCACCATCTTTAAAAGACATGTTAGGTCAAACACCTAAATAATTTGACAATCGGTGTAAATATATCACATGACTCGTCTATCTGCATAAAAGAAAACAACAAGTTAAGTTTTTTTGAAGAAAGTCGTTTTAACAAAATTAAACATTGGGGTCCTACACCTAATGATTTTAATTTTTTGAGTTTCAAACAAATAAAAAATTTTAATGATATTTTTGTATTTGCATCATATGGTAAAGATGACGATGAAGATAAACAAATTATAGAATTATTAATTAAAAAATACGACATAGAGAAAAGTTATTACAACCCTTGGCATCATCATATTTATCACGCTTGTTCTGCCTTTTATGTTTCTAAATTTTATGAAGCAGTGTGTATAGTTATGGACGGAGGGGGAGCTTACAATCGACCAAAAAGCACATACAAAGAAGCAGATAGTATTTTCTATATTGATAACACAAAGATAGTAGAAAAGTATAAATGTTTTTCTAATGCTTCGTGTACAGCTGCTTATTTAGACAAAGAAAATAAAGAAAAATTTTTGTCTATCAATATACAAGATACAAATCTTGATTATTTTACTAAAGATTTAGATAATTGTGAAATTAGGATGACAAGTAATTTTACACCTGGACAACTATTTAATCATCTTTGTTCTGTAATTAATTTAAGATCTAAAGATAAAGATGGTCTTTTTTTTGCAGAGCCAGGTAAAGCCATGGGTTTATCATCTTACGGTAACAGTTTTGGTAAAAAAGATGAAGACTTAGCAAAACAAGTTCAAATAGCTACTGAAAAATACACTATAGATTTAATAGAAAAAGCATTGACTTTTAACAATACAAGAAATGTAATCTTGTCCGGTGGTTACGCTTTAAATTGTGTTAACAATTACAAATATACAAAGTATTTTAAAAATATAAATTTTTTTGTTGATCCCTGCCCACATGACGGAGGCACATCTCTAGGCGCAGCAGTTTGGTATGATTATTACAGATAAAAATTTAGCCGTAGAACAAATTTTAAATCAACAAATTGTTGCTATATTTCAAAATAGTTCTGAATATGGGCCAAGAGGTTTAGGAAATAGATCTTTACTTTTTGATCCTCGTAATAAAAACGGTAAGGATATTGTAAATAAAATTAAAAAAAGAGAATGGTTTAGACCTTTTGCAGGCACAGTTTTACTTGAACATGCTCGTGATTGGTTTGATATGGGTACAATAAAGGAGTCACCATACATGTCATACGCTATACCTGTAAAAGAAGAAAAGAAAAGTTTAATACCTGCAATAACACATGTTGATGGCACATGCAGAGTACAAACAGTTACAAAAAAACAAAATAAAATTTTTTATGAAATAATAAAATTATTTTATGAAAGAACAAACGTACCTATATTATTTAATACATCTTTCAATTTAGCTGGTGATCCTCTAGTAGAAACAAAACAAGATGCCATAAACACTCTTAATAATTCAGATATTAATTATTTATATATGCCTTAAGATTTTTTACAATCACAGTCATCACAACAATGCTGCTCTGTGTTCTTTATGTGTCTTTCAGTGTCTCTTTCTACAGCTAATAGTCGTTCGTGGTATTTGCTCACCTTATCTGCAAGGTAGGCAATGGCTTTATTTATATCTTCGTTTTCCATATTTTTCTCCTGTGATTGTTAATTTTGGTGAGAACCTAATGTAAGCATATTTTTTTGTTCTGCAATACAATTTTTTAAAATTGTTTTCTTGACATCGATTTTATGTTACAAATTTAAAAAAAATAAGGATAGATATGAATGAAAAAAGAATTGATACCCGTGCTTTTGTTATGGGTAAAATCATTAGAAAATACTCTTTACCTCTAGATGAAGTTGACGAATTAAATAATATTTATGAAAAAAATAAACATAATCTACAACCATTTGGCAGTAAATTAGCTGGCAATATAGAAACAGAATTAGATGTGACTAATATGTTACCAAACGCAAAAATAATTTATACTATGTATGAATGTATGAAAGATTGTGTAATTGAAAATAGCAAACTTTTTAACACTGAAGATTACAAGAATATTAAAGACTATAATATTACTAGTGCTTGGATAAATGATATGAAAGATGGAGAGTGGAATCCTCCACATACACATAATGTTACAAAAGAAGGTGTGTCACATGGTTGGTCTACTGTTTTATTTTTAAAGGCACCTGAAATGAAACCTAAAGGTGATTTACATAAAACGTTGTTAAACGGCAGAATTACATTTACTGATGTACATGGAGAAAAAGTTACTTCATTTGTACCAGAGGTCGGAGACTTTTACATATTTGATTCTAAGCATCAACACTTTGTAATGCCTGTGCAATTAAAAGATCCTTCAGAAATAAGAAGATCTTTATCGTTTAATTTTCAAATTATAAAAAATTAACTTTCGTCTGCAATGGTGCCGTGCTTACCAGCAATTAAATCATCATAAAGAGCTTTACCGTGTGCAGTAGTATCTGAAGCAGTGGCTGCAAAACTTAACCATTCTTGTGAGCTATCTCCTAAGTGTGACCATTGACACTCACATTCTATAATTTTTACAGGGTTTCCATTTTCATCAAGAAGGGTTTCTACTATATCGTTACCTGATTCATCTTTTTCAATGTTACCATTTGCGTCGTATTTAAAATTTTTTACTGTTAACCATTTTGGATTTCTTACTGCTACTAATGTTATACTCAT